ATACACCATGCTTATAACGGCACAGATCCTAATCCAAAGATTGAAGTAGAGGAAACTGCGCCTGCTGATATTGCGGAAACTGCACCCGAACTGCAGGAAACTACACCGCAGGAAGCACCCGTAAATCAAGTTCCCGAAGCAGTCAATCAGGAAGTCACACAGCCTGTTGCTAATGAAGTTCCTACAGTAACAGAAGACATAGGAAATGTACCGCCTGAAACTGTAGAAGCAACGGAAGGAGAAGACAATAGAAAGACATCTAAACTTGCACCGCATACTTTGAGAAGATCGGATGTTGTCACGGAGTATGAGTTTGAGAATGATCCCGTAGTTCAGAACCTTCTGAAATACGAAGCACATAATAACGAGACATCCCTTAAATCTGCACTTGAAAACGTCAAAAAGAACCATGACGAGATCCTTAATGATTACCTCACGAAGAAGCAGCTGATCGACAGCGATAAAGACGTAGATCAGGCTATGCTCTTATTACAAGAGTTGTCCGAAAGAATGAGAGCAGGGGATGAAAGCGTTAGGGCGCAGAGGAACTTACTGCTTGCAAGGTTACGCCGTCAGGCTACCAAGTGGGGGCAGAACATTCAGGCATTTGCAAAGTGGAACGACACGGCAGAAGGTGCTTTAGTCAATGGTACAAAGATCACGGATCAGAGAACTAAAGACTGGCAGAGCAGGAACCGGGAAGCATCAAAGAAGAATGAAAAGATCGCAGAGAAACTTGCGGAAATTCAGGGAACTGTCGAATATGACGGCACAAAGATTTCTAATGGTGCAAATTATAAACCCGATACCGAGGTAAACCCGAACAAGTCTAACGCTACATTAGATAGAGCGTTACGTCAGCAGGGTTACGACGGTACAATGGACACCACAAAACCGCCTAAAACGCATGAGCAGTTATTGTCAGAAGTCAAGAACTCTATCAAAAAAGAGTACGGAAGTATTGCTGACAAGTTCACGGATCAGGATTATGAGTATCTCACGAACCTTGTTGAAAATAAGGTAGATATAAATACGATTATTGATGAGATCACGCATAAACTGAACCACGGAACATGGTACACCATTGACGAATCAACGCCCGTTAAAAAAGAAGTATCAAAGAGATTATCAAGAATACTCAAGAACATGGGCGACGACAGCCGGAAAGCGGCGAATAATAAAGTACCCGAAGTAGAAGCGTATCCCGAACAAATACATAATGCAAACGTCAATAAAGTACGGAATACTATTACTGACGAAATGGCTAGTCTTGGTCTCGGAACTAACACAGACATTGAGTTCATGGCAATCATGCTTGATGAAGGAATACCTGACTGGCAGATCGAGGACGAAATTCGGCATAGGCTTGAAACTGGAGAATGGTACTCATTAGATGAATCTATTGAACCGCCGAGCGCAGGACTGAACTCTAAACTTTTGCAGTCCTTTAATTCTCTCGTAGATACCGGGGAAGTTCAGCAGAAACCCGAATTAACAAGGGCGCAAATAAGAGAACAAGTAAAGAATACTGTTGAACAGGAAATGGCAAGCGCCGGAATTTCAAGGCTTTATACTGATTTAGGCGAGTTCACGGATGCAGACATTGACTACCTTACTAATATGATTATGGAAGGTGCGACAACAGACGAGATCGCACACGCCCTTGATACGAAGTTAGCAACGGGAACATTCGATATTTCTCTTGAAACACAGAGAAGGGTTAATTCATTATTTGACTATGCAAGTCGCTTTGATCCCGACAGTAAGGAAGCAGTTACAGCCAAAGCAGCTGCCTATAAACTGATCGCTGATGAGGTCGTAGGAAAAGCAACTGCCGCCGAAAAGTTTGAAGCATGGCGTTATTTGGCTATGTTAGGAAACCCGAAGACCATGATTAGAAACTTTGTCGGCAACATGACGTTTAATGTTGTGACGGATGTTTCTAACAGTCTTGCAGGAGTATTAGAAGCAGGAACTGACTACGCTGTAAGAGGTGGTAAGGCGGCATCAAACAAGTTGTTTGGAACGAACTTCGATACCTCGCATGGCATTAACAGAACGAAGTCCTTATTACTGCCTACAAAGAATGACAGGGCGCTTGTCAAAGGTGCATGGGGTGATTCTGTTGCTCACAGATATAATGAAATGACGGGATCTAAATACGACGATACCGTTCAGAACAAGATCCGTCAGCAAAAATCTGTATTTAATTCCAAGTGGGCGCAGTTGTATGAGAAGGTAACTGATGCAGGAATAAGCGATACCGCTGCAGTTAGGGCAAAATATTCCACGTCATTAGCCGGATATATGAAAGCAAACGGAATGGATGCTAGTGCTTTTGAAGCCGACGAGATGTTCAGAAGTCTAGAGTATTTAAGCCGACAGAGAGACCTGAACGATGTTGAGAGAGCGACGATGGAAGACTTGCGGTCTACCCATGAAGCGCTTGAAAAGGCAAGGGATTATGCCGTTGAGCAGGCTGAATACGCTACGTTCCATGAGGATAATGTAGTAGCGGATATACTCTCTAACTTCAGCCAAAAGTTAAGATCGTCAGAAAAAGCGAATGCAGTCACAAAAGGATTAGGATATATATTTGAGGGCGTGATGCCATTTAAGAAAACGCCTGCAAACATTGTCAGAAGCGGTTATGAATTTAGTCCTCTCGGTGGTGCAAGCAGTATTGCAAAAACGCTCCGTTTCATAACTGAAAACACTCCTAATCATAAGAGGAATTGGGGCGATACTTATACAACAAAATCAGGCAAAGTCCGTGAAAGGCTTAATGCTTCCGACTTAATTGATAGTTGGTCTAAAACTCTGACGGGTACTGGAATGATGGTGCTTGGAATGTATTTGAGAGACAAGGGTATTCTCAATTCAAGCAACACAGATGAAAAGTATCAGGATGAGTTAGAAGGAAAGCAGAACTATTCCATTACAATAGGCGGTCATACCTATACGATTGACTGGGCGGCACCTGCATCTATGACACTTTTAATGGGTGCAGAACTTTCAAAGATCCTTGAAACGAACGCTATTTCAAGCAGAGATGCTTACAACAATATCGGGGATGTATTAGGAACTGTAAACTCTTTGATAGATCCTATCGTTGAAACATCCATGATGCAGGGCGTTAAGAATACACTTGAATCGGCGGCAAACGTCACAAGGAACGATGATGCAGGCGGTGGTCTTGGTATTCTTGGTGCAATGGCTGCTAACGCAGGAACGAACTACTTGACGCAGGCAATTCCTACTGTTTTAGGGCAAGCCGCAAGAGTAATAGATCCTACAAGACGATCGACAGATACCGTAATAGACAACCCGTTTGTGGCAGGGATAGAAAAGCAGGGAAGAAAGTTAATGAACAAAATTCCCGGCGTGTCCTACTTGAACGAGCCTTATGTAAATGCAAGGGGCGAGGAAGAATTGAACAGTCCTTCTGCTAATCCGCTTGTGTCTATACCGTATCAGTTCCTGTCTCCCGGATATTTGCAGGAGATTAACCCGACGGAAGCGGATATTTCTGCAAGGGAAGTCTATAATGCGAAGATCCCTAGGACTGTAAAAGTAAACGGCGAAGAAAAAGAATTAGGTGCTTTCGGCGTACCGCAGATGGATAAGGGCGTGTTTGAGACTTGGAAAAGCAAGGTTAAGGTCGGCGATCACAAGTTTACGCCCGAAGAAATGCACGAATACAGAACTGTATCGGGGCAGGCAAACGAGGAAATCAGGACAGCACTTGCGAGGTCTGATTGGTTCAATGAACTTTCTCCGCAGAAACAGAACGATCTGTTAAAGAGCGTCAACACGCTTGTAGATAAATTAGGTAAAGACACAGTTGGCTATCCGCAGGAAGACAAGGCTCTTGATGTGTATAAGGAAGGCGGTGTTCCTGATCTTCTGAACTACTACAAAGAGAGTGCGGTCAAGAAACAAGTGCAAGAAGAAACTGGACTATCTGCGCAGGCAAAGAAGACTACAGAGATTACTGATGCTATCTTGAATGGAAACACAGCAGAAGCCAATCGTATGATAGCGGAAGAAACGCAGAAACAGGAAGCGTTAAAACCTTATCAAGATCCTGCCGAAGCACTTGGGATCAAACCGCAGGATTATAGTTACGTTAAGAACTATGCCGGAAACAGTTGGAGCAAAGTCGAACCCGAACTTCCGAAGCTGAAAGAACTCGGAGCAACAAACTACTCGCAGTATGCTCATGCAAAGAATTACGCTGACACAAATAAAGAGAACCTTGATATGCAATGGTTTGTCAATCAAACGAAGATGCTTGACACAGACCATACTGGTGGCGTAAGTCAGGATGAACTTATAGCATACTACAATAAGATGAAATTTGATAAGAATAACCCGGAGGTTATGAGATTGTGGGGTATGTTTGCGCTTGGTCAAGACGGCAAAGAAACAGAAGCCAAACCACATATTCTCACAAGAGGGGACAATAAAGGAAAGTGGGGTAGATAAATGGATGACTTTGTTACAAGAGCAGTACATGAGGAATTTGCCAAAAGAATAGACGAGGAAAACGACCGTCAGAACCATAGGATCTCTATCCTTGAGACGGGGCAGGCACAGATTTCTGACCTTGTAGCATCCGTGAAAGTCCTTGCTGTTAATATGGAAACCATGAGCAAGGAACTGTCAAAGCAGGGCGAGAGGTTAGCAGAGATCGAAGGAAAGCCTGCGAAACGGTGGGAAACAGTCGTAGCCTGTATCATCACGGGGATATTAGGCTTTGTCCTGAACATGATGTTGAGTGGCGTATTTAAGTAGGTTTCACAAATGTAACCCATGTTTCACAACTGAAACTTCCTATGAAGTCTTCCCTGTGCTACTATCAGCATGGGGAAGATGAGGGGGTTAGCATGGTTATATCTGATTTTACGAACGTGGAACTGGAAGTTTTGCGGAGACAATGCAACTTCGTGAACGCCGAGAAGGATGTCTTTGAGTTAAGAAGTCAGGGATTATCCCTTGAAATCATAGCAGAAATGCTGAATATGTCTGTAAGTGGGATTAAGAAGGTCAGTAAAAAGGTCAATTCCAAAATAGGCAAGGTACTTTAATGGCGCTTGTTGTGTGCTTTATGTGCATGGCAAGCGTCTTTTTTTATTGTCATAATTAAAGCATGGACGTAGAAAAACTTTGGAATACATTACTTGATAAAGAAGATATCAAAAATATACCACTAAAAGACGTTATTAAGGTGGTTATCGCTGTGTTTGAAGTCATCAATTCCGGCGAATGTTACTACATTAACGAGTGAAAGGGGAAAGTATGAACTTAATGAACTTAATGGGAAACCCAATGATTAAGCAGGCTTTCGGTGCTATGATGCGTGGCGAAAGTCCACAGGCATTTCTAAAGAATCTCGCACAGACAAACCCACAGTTGCAGGGCATGAACTTTGACGATTTAGAGGGAACTGCCCGTACTTTGTGTCAGCAGAACAACGTCAACATGAATGAGTTGGCAGACAAGATCAGGGAATTTGCAAATTCAAATACATAATCTATGAAAGGAGAAAGAATATGAACGATACTTTTAGTGGTGGATGGTTGTTTGTCATCGTGATCCTTGTTGTACTCTTTGGCGGTGGCGGTTTCGGCTTTGGCGGTGGAAACGCAGCTATGGCAGGACTTGCTACGACAGCAGAGGTGCAGAACAGCATTAACGCTGCAATGGCACAGCAGAATGCACAGAATGTCCTGCTCTCAAGCGCCAACAACAACTATGAGACAGCGCAGCTGATTTCCGGGCAGAACATGGCTATGATGCAGCAGAACAACAGTAACCTTATCAATGCTATTCAGGGTTTCAATCAGGTCTCCGGCAATATCGCAACTGGTTTTGCGAACGTGAGCGCACAGATCGCAGACCTCGGTTATCGCATGGATAGATGTTGTTGCGACATCAAGACCACGTTACTGGAAGACAGACTGCAGGATGCACAGACCAAACTGAATCAGCAGTACACGGCTATCTCTAACGCAGAGCAGAGCCAGTACATCTTGGCACAGTTAGGTACATACACGCCGAGAGCGGCAGTTCTGTGAGGTGGACATGAAGATAATCAAGACATTAAGCGAGAAGATCAGGGAAGAAATCTGCGACGCAAAAGCCTATGCAAAGATGGCGATAGAGTACAAGGAAGAATATCCCGATTTATCAAGAGACTTTTACAATCTATCTTTACAAGAGATGGATCACAAGAACGTACTGCACAATGAGGTAGTGGAACTCATCAGGCGGTACCGGGAAACAAACGGCGAACCGCCTGCTGATATGATGGCGGTGTACGATTACTTACACAAGGAATCTATTGAAAAAGCACTTGAGGTCAAGATGCTCCAGTCCATGTATAAGGAATCGTAAAAATGCAGGGAGAGAGGGCGTTTGAACTCTCTCCTTTTTGCACTATGGACAAGTGGCTCGTCCGAAAAGTTGTCCATCAAGTCTGCAAACGCAGTATTCATGCGGTGTTTAGAGGTCAGGTTGAATGTTCAAGTCTCTCTCTCGCTATCCCCCGAAATGCTTGAAAAATCAAGGGTTTCGGGGGTTTTTTATACCCTCATGGACAAGATTATGGACAACGTAAAATTGCGGTCTGCAAGCCTATGTTTCCAAAGACTTGTCCATAAAGTTGTCCAACACATTGTGTCCGAAAAGGAGAGAGTTCGCACTCTCAACCCACTTAAAATATGTTGTCCAATATCTTTTTAGAGGATTGTTTCACGCTTTCGGAAATTGTTTCACGGTAGATACGTTTGAAAACGAAGTCGCTTTCCCATCCACCCATTTCCATCACGTCCTGTTCAGGGGCATAGAGAGATGCCATAGATGCGAAGTAATGACGGAGATCATGGAAACGGAACGCAGGAATGCCGAGAGCCTTACACGCCCTGTGCAATTCTGTGTTTAAGAGTTTCGGAGATGCGTCAAATGTGAAACCGTATTGTTTCATTTCTGAAACCAGTTCATCCGATAAGGGAATAACACGGTTAGACTTGTCTGTTTTAGGTGTCTTCTTGATTATCCATTTTTTACCATCATAAACCTTTGTCTTGGTTATGTGCAGCTCATTACCGATGAGATCCTTTTCAGAAATGGAACAGATTTCCCCACGCCTTAATCCGAGACACCCTAATTTGAATGGAATGTAATACTCACTACCACGTTCATAGTTCAATATATGCCCTATATCTTCCTTATTTGGGCGATACGGGCGTTTTAATTCCTTCTGTGGTAAAGCGGTCGATAAATGGAAATGCGGTCTGTATGAGCCAAATACGGACGCTACAAAGCCATGTAATGATCTGACGGACTTCGGGGCATGGTTCTTTGCATACAGATTTATCTCGTTCTGCACGTCATCTTGTCTTATTTCTGATAGGTTTTTGTGCTTGAAATCATTAGACAGGACTTTGACAAGGTTATGATAAGTCCTGATAGACGCAGGAGATAGGACATTGGTTCTGCCTGCTATATATTTATTTGCATATTCCTCAAAAGATCCTTTAGGGCATACATCAGTTTCGATTATATCCGCAAGCCGTAAAGTAACTTCCTTGTCGCTTGGTTTATGATCGAAGTTTAGGGTTATCGTCTGACCATTCACTTGTTTGCGTACCCGGTAACAGCCGGATGATCGTTTTTCAACCTTCATACTTCTCACACTTTGAACATCTTAATATCTTTTCCAACATTTCCTTGTGGAGCGTGTCTTTTTCGGAGACCGCATTAAGCAGTAAGTCCATGCGCTTGTCTTTAAGAGAAACTTGCTCTTTTAGAAACTCGATGCTTTTCTGAAAGTCCTGACGTTCCTTATCTAACTTCTCTGCAGCTCTGATTTTCTGCTTGTCAAGTTCCGCTTGTAAACTTGCGATCTGTTTTTCCTGATCCTCGATTATCTGTATTTTATATTTAAGTACGGTTTTCAGACCTTGGACGGTAACGTCATCCCCGTCTTCTATGTTTTCCATATCCAGTAAAGCATTGGCAATCGGACGGAGAGTGTCTTCATATCGGAACTTAATTTCTTCCGAACCATCAGCGAATACTCTTGAGAGCGTGGCTTTGGATAGGTAATCGTTGTTTTTCTCCATCAAATCAATGATGTCGCTATACGATAATCCCTTTTCCTCTTTTACTTCTTTTAATTTAAGTATCAGGTCTCTTGAATTTGTCATATCTACCTCGTTTCATAAGTGGAACAGCAGTTTCAGGACTGGAACTTCTTTTCGGCTATAAACCATGCTACGCTTGAATTACGAAAGGAGAGTGCCTATGAAAGACTTAATGTATGAGTTCAAACTTGTTTCTTTTGTTCTGTTCTGCAATGTGATGTTCTATATTATCCTTGCAACCATCGCTTTATTTCTGTTATGAATCTGTGTTAAAAAGTATGCGATCAATAATATCCCTTGTTGTTTGATCTGCTTCCCGGTAACTGACAATTAGGTTTTGTTCCCTTTCTGTCAGTACCATATCCTGCACGTCCTCAACTAACGCTGCTTTGGATATACCGAAATAATCCGCAAGCATTTCTATCTTATCTATTCGTGGGTATATCTTTGCGTTAATCCAGTTGGAGAACGTATTAGGTTTAAAGCCGAGAACGTGGCACACTTCGGCAGAATTAACACCCTTTTTCTCCATCTGCTTTTTGATGTTTCGTGCCATTACTTCTTTATTCTCTACCATGGCAAGTCTCCTTTACAAGATATATTATCCACCAAATTGAAGAATATTTCAAGCAAAATGAAAAAAATACTTGACAAGTTCGGTTTAATTGAATATACTCGTCAACAGATAGTGTTCGGTTTAATTGAACACAACTAAATATTGTAAGCACAGAAAGGAGTGATGGATATGGCTTTTACACTTAAAGCGCTACGGATCAATTCAGGCATGGATCAGCGTACTGCTGCTTCTAAACTGGGGATTACACCCGAAACGTTAGGCAGTTGGGAAAATGGCAATACATTCCCGAACGTACCGCAGATCACGAAGATCGAGGAATTGTATTCCGTACACTATGCCGACATCAATTTTATCCCAAAGAGTTCGGTTTAGTGGAATTTTAGGAAGGGAGAACCAAAATGCCATTAGTTTACTTAACAAAAGAAGACAGGCTGAACTCCCGATTGGCGACCTACATCTATGGAGAGTTAAAGATCCGCAGGATGTCGCAGGCGAGTTTAGCAAAGATCATGGGTATTTCCCGTCAGGCTTTGACACAGAAGTTAAGAAGACGCAGTTTTTCGTTTACTGATTTTGTCACGGTTGTGTCGGTGTTTGAGCCGGATGAGAAGGAACTGAACAGATTAGTAGGAATGGGGGAGTGATGCGTGGAAAGAGTAACAGTATGGTCATGGATAGGACTAGCGTTCATGGCAGTATCAGCAATCGTTATGGTGTCCTGCGTTGTATGGACATTCACATGGTAAGAGGGGGTCACATGAGAGAAGCAATCATAATATCGGTCATCCTGATTATTGCCTTATGGCTATGGAAACCGGGAAAGGAGTGAGCCAATGAAATACGGCGATCCTGAATACCGCCGAAGGATTGAGATGTTATCCGGCATACCTGACAGACTGACAAACAAGGTAGATACGGACAATATGGACAACTATTCGGAAGCCGATATGCGAGAGTTTGAGGTCAGACATCTGCAAGAACTCATGGATCAGACACAAAAGATGGACGACTTTGAACAGTTGGCAGTCGCAAGAGGACTGAAAATCGGTGTTTTATATGCGGTACTTGGCGAGTACATCAACAAAGCAGAGGAACAATCTGCTGCGATCAAACAAATCACAGAATGAGAGGGGTAAGTATGAAGACAAATGAAATAAGGGGTATGCAGCTGCTTAATCTGCAGTTAGCAAATATTCAATGGACTATCAGCCAATGGAAAGAGTGGTGCAAGAAGAACGGCGCAGGACTTCACATCGAGGATGGCGAGGTCAAAGGTTATGACATTGAAGCACAGAGGTATCACAGATGACCCATTTGAGAGGATATGGTAGAACGAACAGTCCGTGCTTTGATTGCAATGAAGATAGGCAGGAAGGTCGTTGCCACTTCACTTGTGAAAAGTACCTTGAGTATTTGGATGTTCATAAGCAGGAACTTGAGGTAATCCGCAAGAACAAGAGCGATAACGCAAGGCAGGAGTATCTATCGGAGCGTGAGTTTAAGAACCGTCTGCACGGACACAGTAAGAATAGGGTCTTCAAACAGCATAAGAAGTAAGGGAGAACAGCATGAAGGGAACTGTCAAATCATACTCTGCGAGACACGGGTACGGGTTTATTGTCGGAGATCATAACGAGATATTTTTCGCTCACAAGTTTTACTTCCGTTACAAAGATCCGCAACCGGGCGACAAAGTAACATTTGATCCCGTGGAGCATGACAAGGGAATGAGAGCCAAAAACATAAGAAGGGAGAAATCATGGGAAACGAAGTAGCAAAAGCAAAGAAAACAACAATCGCCGGATATTTGGCAAACGAAGCAGTTAAGGCAAACGTGGAGAGTATCGTCGGCGAAAAGGACACGCAGAGGTTTATCTCAAGTGTCGTTAGTGCGGTTCAGACGAACCCGGAACTTTCAAAGTGTACGAACGCAAGCATTGTGTCGGCAGCTTTGTTAGGACACTCTTTAAACCTTCCGCAGTCTCCACAGATCGGGATGTTTTACATGGTGCCGTTCAAGAACAAGAAGAAAGTGCAGGACGAGAACGGCAAGGAAACCACGGTAGAAGTCCATGAAGCGACGTTCCAGTTGAGTTACAGAGGTATGTTGCAGTTGGCAATGAGATCAGGACAGTACAAAGCGATCAACGTCACGGACATCAGGGAAGGAGAGGTTGCATCTTATAACCCTATCGAAGACGCTTATGAGTTCACTCCTGAAACTGACATGAACAAACGCATGGAGTTAAAGGTCATCGGGTATTATGCGTACTTTGAGATGATTAACGGCTTTAAGAAAGGGATCTACTGGACAAGGGAGCAGATCGAGAACCATGCCAAGAAGTATTCTGCGGCGTACAGAAACGGATGGAATAGCCTGTGGAAGTCGGACTTTGACGCAATGGCTAAAAAGACCATGCTCCGTCAGTTAATCAGCAAGTGGGGAATTATGTCGGTCGAGATGGAGAGAGCCTATGTAGGAGATCAGGCAGTAATCAGGGAAGACGGAACGCCGGACTACATCGACAACGTACCCGACGAACCCGAAAAGGCAGTTGATGTTTTGGACGTGGAAGCAAAGGAGATCAAGGATGGAACTGACGGAAAGTAATTACTACACAAAGGAAGCAAATCAGGAATACTGTTCCGCATCACAGTACAAAGACTTCGTTGGGATGCCTATCAGACCCGGTTGCGAGGAACGTGCCTTAAAGACCATAAGCGGAGAGTATGAGCAGGAAACAACAAAGGCTTTACTCATGGGAAGTATTCTCGATGCTTTGTGGGAGAATGACGATCCCGAATACATACTGGAGAGATTTCCCGATTGTGTGTCATCAAAGGGTGCTACAAAGGGTCAGTTAAAAGCCGAGTATCAGAGCGTCATTCAGATGTATCAGAGGACGTTAAAGGAAGAAAAGTTCTGTGCATATATGGCAGGCGACAAGCAGACCATTATGACGGGCAAGATTGAGAATCTCCCGTTCAAAATCAAGATCGACAGTTACATTGAGGGTCAGGCGATAGTAGACCTCAAGACGACACAAACACTTGACAGGACGTTCAGATACTACATCCCCGATAGCGGAGAGAGATTACCGTTTTACCTTGCTTACGGATATGACATCCAGTTAGCGATTTATCGGGAGATTGTCAGGCAGAACACGGGAGACACGTTAAGATGTTACCTTGCCTGCGTAGACAAGAAACCTCATCCGATTTGTGACGTGATCGAGTTACCGCAGAAGATGCTTGATGAAGCATTGGATAGGATCAAAAGGAACTGCGAGGACATCATCTTACTGAAACGTGGAGAGGTAGAGCCTACAAGATGCGAGAGTTCCGAGTGCGATTACTGCCGTGACACTCATGTATGTACCGTAATCGGAACGTCGGACTTTGAACTGAATGAGACGAAAGGTGGAGCATGATTACTGATTTTGAAGAACTGTGTGTTATCTGCAACAAAAAGGCATCGGACGTACATCATCTCATTCCGGGAACATCGGGAAGACGTTTGGCTGATGAGGACGGACTTACGATCCCGTTATGCAGGGAATGCCACGACAAGATACACAACGACAACAAGATGCTAGTCCTTACGAAGATCATAGGTCAGTTGGCTTATGAGAGGAACTATTTGATTAACAAGTATCAGCTGCCGTTCGACGACCTTTCGACAGAGTGCAGAGTTTCCTTTATGGAACGCTACGGGAAGGGATGGATATGAAATACGATATGCCGGAATGCCCCATTTGTGGGGAAGACTGTAATGAATTTTACGTCAATGGACGTGAAATAGTCGGTTGTGAGCATTGCATATCAACTGAAAGTGCATGGGAGCGCACCGAGGAAGATAGAGAAAATGCAGAAATCGACAAGGGTTGGAACACCTATGGCGAATAGCCATGAAAGAAACCGCTCATGCGTATGTGTATCACGACATTATATGCCATTTTGACGCTTCCGGGGAGCGTAATCCCCGGAGAAGGGGGTGCTTTTGATACACAAAGACAGACCGCCAAAGGTAACGATCCGGGGAACATACTTCGGCACACGGACATTACCAAGCCTGAACGATTATTTAAGCGAAATAGGGCGTAATCCAAAGGCAGGCGGTAGATTTAAGGCTGACTACACTAAACCCTGCTTATCGGCGATCAGGCGTTGTTTGAGAGGGTATAAGGTAACGAAGCCACCAGTCATCCTGCACTACAAGTTCTATGAGCATAAAAAAGGACACCGCAGGGATGTGATGAATATATTTTCACTCTGCGACAAGTTCTTTGAAGATGCTCTCCAACAGGCAGGCGTGATTGAAAACGATAATCCTGACTGGATTGAGAACACGACACATGAGTTCTTTTGGATTGAGGAAGAACCATACATCGAGATTGAGATAGAAGAAAGGGGAAACTAATGAGAAAAAAATCACAATGTGAACTGATTTTGAAATACTTACAGACACACACGACCGGGATCACACCGCTGCAGGCGCTTAACAAGTTTGGCTGCTTGAGATTGTCGGGCAGGATCTACGATCTCAAAGATCAGGGTTATAACATCCTGACAAACATGGTAGAGGTCAAGACCGCAGACGGAGATGTAAGCAGGGTAGCACAATACAGACTTGTGAGGTAGAGGAATGCTCAAGGAAACATATACGGAAATGAACGGAGACATTGAAGTAGAGATTGAAGTCCGTGAATGCGACCTATGCGGAAAAGAATTGCCGTTCTGTGCGCCAATAGAGGAAGTTGAAGACAAGGATTATTGCGGAGACTGTGCTTTTATCCTCGGACTTATAAACGAAGACAAATTGCTGAAAGACCACTACTTTTGGTTAGGAATACCTGACAAAAGAGCAGTAATACATGAGGGTAAGGTGTATGTCGGGGATAAAAGAAAGTTCCCGTGGGAACGAACATCGAGAGATCGTGAATGCAAGCCTTACAAGGAATGGAGAGAAGGTGTATTCAAACGTGATGATTACACTTGTCAAAGATGTGGAAGCCGTGGTGGAAAATTAAATGCACATCACATAAAGCCTTATTCCAAATTTCCTGACTTGCGTACTGTTTTAAGCAACGGAATTACTCTATGCGAGAAATGTCACAAAGAAGAACATAAAAAAGGAAGGCGAAAGGATGGCGATTTACAGAAGTGTGCAGATGTCTTTTTGGACTGATCCGAAGGTCATAGATGCCTTTACGCCGGAAGACAAATATTTCTATCTGTACCTGATGACTAATCCGCACACTAACCTATGTGGTTGCTATGAGATCAGCGAGAGACAGATAGAGAACGAGACCGGGTACACAAGGAAGACCATAGAAAAACTTATGGATCGTATGTGCCAAGTCCATAAGGTCATCGTTTATAGCAAGGACACAAAAGAGGTTTTGATCGTCAACTGGCATAAGTACAACTGGACTTCATCCGTGAAATTCAGAGTACCGTTAGAAAAAGAGATACAGAATGTAAAAAATGTTGATTTCAAGGCGTTTTTAGATGATTTGTTTAACGGTATAGATACCGTATCTATACCGTATCTATACGGTAGCGATACAACTGTTACTGTTACTGATACTGTAACTGTATCTAATAATAATAAAAAGAATATATACGGAGAGTATAAACACGTCCGGCTGACAGACAAGCAGTATGACAAACTGGTTGCCGACTATGGAGATCAGGAAACGAAGGACGCAATCAAGTTTCTTGATGAGTACATACAGATGAAGGGATATAAGTCCGTAGATCATAACCTTGCCATACGGAAATGGGTGTTTGATGCAGTTCAGAGGGAGAGACAAAAGAAAACGCCGGACAAACAAAAGAAAAACAGTTTTTCATTAGGGAAAAACCAAAGGGATTACGGAAGTGACTTTTGGGAAGAAGCTAATAAGGGGGATGTATGAAAAAACTAATAATCAACTTGTTAATGGTAGCGACGATCCTGACAGCGAGGAAGGGAGTTAATTACTACGGGGATCAGAAAGAGACGTGGTACAACCTTCCGATGGAACGTGTGTTAGAACGTGCTGATAAGAACTTTGGAAAACATCACAAACGATGGATCAGGGATGACGGCGTAAAGATGTACGGCACTTATATCATCTTGGCAGGAGCAAAAGAGAGATACGGCGAGGTCGTGGAAACGTCATTGGGTACTGGAATTATTCTCGATAGCGGAGCATTCGCCATTGATAACCCGACAGCCGTAGATATTGCCGTAACGTGGAAGTAGGTGCTTATGTTAGACGCTTTGGTAAGATTTACAACAAGTTTTGTAATTAACGGGTGGACATATTACTTCCTGATCGCAGGAGTGATAATTTGGATCGTCAGCAAAATAGTGGAAAGGTGGGAAAACAGGAAGTGAAAGACAGACAGAAATACAAAAAGGCATTAGAGGACATAGGGTGCATATTAAGTGACGTGTGTAATGACTTTTATGCTGATGGCTATGAGGACGGAGAGAATAGTTACGGAACAGAAATAAGAACGAAACAAGACGTAGACGAAGCCTATCAGCGTGGTCTTGAAGACGGAAAAAGAGAAAAAGAACGTGCGATCGAATACTGGCAGGACGAGGGTTATCAGCGTGGCTATGAAGACGGAAAGAAAGCCGTAAACGAGCAGGCAGAGAAGATAACCTATGCAGACATAAACGAAGCCTATAATCGTGGCTTTGAGGACGGACGGAAATGCAAGACAGACGATTTGTGGAAGTGCTATAAATACGGCGTTCACGAAGAACGGCAGAAAGGCTTTGAAAAGTGTTCAGACTGCAAGTATTTCAATAGTACTTTAACGCCGTGCAACAGTTGCAAAGACAATTCAGAGTTTGAGCCTGCGGAAAAACGGCAGGAAGAATTTGACATTCAAGAGGAATTTGACGAGAAAACAAGGAGCGTAACATACAAATTTGTGCCAAAGGAAGCACCGACCGAAAGACCATGCAAGATATGCAAGTACCAAGATGATAATCAGGACGATGGTTGTAGTAGATTTATTTGTGCGTGGGAGCAGATGCGAAAGGAGAGCCATGACTAATTTAGAAAAGATAATAAAGGACATTGAGCGGTTGAATGAAAGTAAAAGCATGGATTTCAACGAATGGATGATGTGGGGCATGACGCAGATAACACTAATGACGGCAATGATACTTGATAATGTCGAAAACATGGAAATAGGGCGAAAGGAGAGCCATGAAACAGATACTTGAGCCGAATTATCAGATGATGCTTGATAGTGCGATAGTGGCATTACAACAAATATACAAAGACTACAAAGAAGCGGTTATCAAAAATCTGCAACTAACTTGGTATGACAATGACGGAATGTTCACTATCTGTGACGGAGTTGAAGAACGAAACAAGGATATTGCAGACAAAGCAAAAGAGATAACAAGGCTTTGCTTCAAGGTTGAGGAATTAAAGCAGATGGTTGATATGCGAAAGGAGAGCGAATGACACTATTTGAAATTCTGGATAAGGGGCAGTTTTTTCAGATTTACTCGATTTACCTAACCAATGCCTATGGTCAAAACATTCCCATATCAAGGGGAACACTTGAAGAAATGCTGGCATATATCGTGAATGAGAGCGACAGCACATTGTTTAGTCATCTTATGGATAAGGTGGAATACTACCACATCACAGATAAGGGAGTAATGGTTGTGTTTATCTCGGATGAAAACTACGAAAAAAGGGCACAAGACAACTACTTTGCAGATTATGTGAAAAAGTGGGATAGTTCTGATCCGAACACAAGACCGTATCTGCACGGGATCGAAACGGAAGAATACACGGAAGAATGGCTTTGGAAGTTTCCGAATGTAGGAAAGGAGCGATAAGGAATGACAAAAGAACAGATAGTTAAGTTAGCCGTAGAGAATAATTTGGTGGCAGAAGTATACGACATATTGCACTACATAGTTATAGCAGAGTTAGGTGCTTTGCAAGATAAGTCAGACAAACTTAATTCCGAATTGCGGCTTGTAAAGAAGTTTGCAGATGTAAATAAACTTGATGTCATTAAGGATATTTTGGCAGAAAGTGAGGAGAGCGAATGAAAGACCAACAAATTGAAAAAGCAATGGATGGTATCGAAAACAGAATACGGCACATTTACAACTGCGGTTATCAGCGTGGGTATGAGGACTGGAAGAAAGCCGTAAACGAACAGGCAGAAAAGATAACCTATACAGACATTGACGAAGCATATCAGCGTGGTCTTGAAGATGCGTGGGAATGTGCAAGGAAGCTAATGTTAAGCAGGGAACATGGTGGTCTATCTTCTGAAGTTATAACAGAGATATTTAATTTTAATAACTTTCTTGAAGGTTCTTATGATGTTTTGAAAAATTATCCCGTCCAACAAGTCATGCAGAAAATCAAGGACTACGAAGAACGTCAGACCGAAGAAATCAAAGTTGGGGATGAAGTCGAAGTAGGTAGTTGCATTGGAATAGTCACAAGGCACAAACCAAATACGGACACTTGCTATGTACTGTATCGTGACGGAAGTTGCGGAGAGATAGATGTGGAAGATTGCAAAAAAACAGGAAACCATAGCGTGAAATTGGATCAATGGTTGGAGCAGATGCGAAAGGAGAGCGAATGATGTTAGAAGATATGTCTTATATGTCTTTCGTGGACTATCTCACGGCTGAAAGTGATCTGAAAGAAAGGCAGAGGAAAGAGCGAATGGAACAAGCAGCGTTTGAGAAGTACGCAAAAGAACATAATTTGTTTGTCTGTTCAATGGACGTGATAGAGCAGATAAGGGCAGAGATAGCAGACCTTGATGACGCAGAGTATGAGTTTGAAGGATATTATAAGGCGGTCAATGATGCTTTGCAGATTATCGACAAATACACGAAGGGAGAAAACAAATGAAGTACAGCGAGGACAAAATCAAACTGTTTGCCGGAGAAATTCTTGAGGTCATCGAGAACTGCGTGGCTATTCAGGAGAGCGAGATCAACAGAACATCCAAAGAGCAGGCAAAGAAACACGCATTTGATGAGATCGCAGCTTTATGCGAAAAGTAGTGATCGTAGAGCCTAACGGCAAGAAAATTGAATATCTAATGAACAGGATTGATAATGCGATCCCGTATATAAACAAACGCATTGAAAGGGGAACTATGGACACAGATTTTGAGATCAAGATGGATGAGTGGGTGCAGGAGCATAAGTTTGAGTGCTGCACTTGCATACATGATCCAAACCAGAATGAGGAATGCCGAGACTGCGAAGGTCAGAACTGGCGTGAAAAGAATTGGGCGCAGGAATTAAAGAAACATAGACAGCAGATGTGGAAGAAACTGAAAGGAGAGAAATGAGAGGAAGTATGTACGATGAGTTTCGACCGCAAATCGAGAAATGGTGTGATGAAGGTCGAACGATCAGAGAAATGATAGACTTGCTACCGCCCGGATATGTTTATTGCTCACTACGGGATTACATAGCGAGAAAGAAATTAAGAGCAGGCACGGAACTTGATAAGCGAAACGTGTGCAATGAATGCGAGTATTGCCATAGGTTTAAGAATATCGCAGGAGAGTATAACACGGCGAATGACCGCATTTGCACGTTGTCATGGAGAATGATACAGTACACCGCTAGACATTGCCCTAGATGGTGCGAGAAGGGGGTATAAATGGGTATTGAGATTGAAGTAAAGTCGTTAGATGAGTTATGTGGTCTGATGTGTGACAATTTTGTGTTAGAAGGGAGAATAGTTCATGATTACGCCAAGACATTACGAAGAGGAAATACGGGAGATCCTGACGGAAGTACCGAAGGAACAGAGAGATCAGAGACTAATGCAGCTGATGATGGACGTGCTTGACACTTTAGGTTATGAGTACGGGAACAGACTTTTGAGAGAGGATGAAAACAATGGATAGAAACGACAAGATTTTGCTCCAGTTTGATCAGATCACAAAAGAATTAAAGGAATTAGCGGAGAAAAAGAAGATTGATTTAGGTCTGATCCGCATAACCAACCATGAGTGCGAGAAGATCAGGAAACGGTATGAAATTTTCTATAACTAAAAAGAACGCCCTGCCTTAATTGACAGGGCGCTTTTTTAATGTCTTGTAGGGTGCATAGTTTTTCTCCTTCCTAAAGTGATCCGACCTGATCGCCACCCATGAGGATCAAATAGTCCTTATTTTCTCCCCAGTAGCGGTTTACGTTCCTGATACCAAAGTCCTCAATGCTTGATACATACGTTGTGTTTTCTCCCTTAACAAGTACAGGAGTGCTTTCGTCATAGTCCTCTAAAATGCTTTTCAGTTCTTTTACTGTCATGGCTGTTCTCCCTTCCTGTGCTTATTTTAGTATGCTTCCTGACCTTCCGCAAGAAGATCCTGCATGAACTCATTGTAACTTTCGATGATCTGCTGCATTGTGGTTTCAATAATTCTCTGCTTTAAGTCCGGCTCCTTCGCATACTTGTCAATAGTTGCCTGCTGATGATACATTACACAATTTTCCTTCTTATTCATTTTTGATCTCCCTTCTTAATACCCTTTGTATAACGCCTGAAAAATGTCATTTAATGTTTCTATGCAATAATACTGATCTTTTGTGTAGTTCTTGTTATGGTTTACAAGATGATTTTCCAAAAGTCCGGCAACGTAAAACAAGATGTTGTCCGTGTCTTCCGTAAAACCTTCAAACCCTGCATTTATTAAGTTTTCCTTCTGCTTTTCCGTCAATGTGATGGTAAACTCCATTGTCTTTTCTCCCTTCTTATAATCCGATCACTTGCGCCGGATATACACGTTCACTCTCCTGAAATACATAGCATCCGTTTTTCAGATGCCCGTCATTGAAAAAATCTGACATTGTTTTTGCTTCCTTCAATGTTTCGCATGGTGTTACTGTCAACAGATCGTTAAAGCGTCTTGTTATAGCAAGTAAATTGCTTCCCATACTGATCTTGACCGGGAATGCTATATAGCGTTCCTCTTTACCTCTACCCATATTTATTTTACGTTCTGCGCAATAATAAGTGTTTTTCATAGTGTCTCCCTTCTATGCTTCATAGTAGTCTTCAATGCTATTGATATATGCTTTTACGTCTTCTAACGTGCCGGATATGCTTTCGATAGATACAACTGGATGATCTAGTGCGCATACAGACCATTTGCCGCCGTCTGCCCGTCTGACGTAATATAGTTCCGTGTCGATCGTGTTGTCCTGCTCAATAATGAAACCTCTGTATAATGTCTTCATGTCCTGCTCCCTTCTTTATGCTTCCTGATAGATCAGTTTGTATCTTTTGCCGATTAACTTGTAAATCTCTATGCGGTAGTTTGTCTTGTTTTTGTACTTCTCAAAATACTGCACATTGTTAGCGTATTGCGGATATAGGCGGCTGCCGTCTTCCCTTAAATATGCGATCATTTTATACATTGTCTTTTCTCCATTCCCGGCGCCGGAGTTACCCGGCGCCTATATATAGTGTTTACAGATTAGCTGCAGCGTCTAACATACTGAATAACCATTGCATAATATCTGACACAAGTTCCGGCGTTCCCTGCTCCATATTGAAATACTTTACGCAATGCCCGGCGGTGCTGTCATACTCTAATACACCATCAAGATAATCAAACTGGATATTCTTAAAAATGCCGCTGCCTGTTGCTTCCAAAATATCCGTAAATGCTTCAAATACATCATCAGGCTGATTATAGATCGTGTTGTCGTCTTTACTAAAGATCATCTCTTTTCTCCCTTCCGGCGGCGCATAAAGCGCCGCCTATTATGCTATAACTTGATGGTATATACTGGATCTAATCCATGCCATTCATACGGTGTTTCGTAAATATCGGCGTGATCTATGCCCGGTACACAAGCCTTATATAAACTGTTTGCCGCTAGTGTCCGTAAATGATTTCTGACGGTCGCTAGGCGCTTAAAGTTATAACGCTGAAAGTCGATCTGCTTCCCGTCTTTGTTTCGGATGATTGCTATAAATGTTTGCTCCATTGTTTCCCCTTCCCGGCGGCGGTCTATGCCGCCGCCTTTTGTGCTATGGTTTACGCTGCTTTATATAGTGTGATCTGCTTTTTGTACTCTGCAGGATCTATCTTTTCGATTGACAGTCTGTCAAGGTCGATCATGTAATAATCCCCGTGATCTTGTGTGTAATAATATTCGTAGACCGTCGCCGCAAATTCATAAGTTTTGAGCTGCTCCAAAGTGTAAAGGTATGAGCCGCAAGTCCTGACGATCAACAGCAGCTTTTTGTCTTCCCGGCGTTTGCTGCCTTTAAGCTGCATATAATATGGTCTGTCGTAATTTTTCCAGTCCGTGTAAAAGCATTCGATCTTTTTTCTGACTATGCGCTCTATACGGCTGTCTAGATCCTGAATTGTCTTGTATTTCATAGTTCCCTTCTTTCCGGCTCTTAAAGCCTATGATTTTTTGTCCTATATATTGCCTGCTCTGCATTTCCCCCGGCTTGCAACGGGCGGCGGCTGCATTAGGCACGGCGCCGGAGCGCCGCAAGGATCAGAAGCCTGTTATTTTCCTGAAAGTGTTGCAATCAACGCATGAAAAGCCTGCATCGTCAAGATCCTTTATTAAGTTGTTTCGATCTTTTGACTTGATCTCTACAAAATCAAACGTACTGAAAAAGTTGTTCTCTCTTGTGTAAATCTTTTCTGCATCGAAAATTGCTAAAATTTTCCTGTTTCCGTTTGTGTCTCTTTTTGTTTTGAATGCGTATAACATAATTCCCTTCCCTTCCGGCTGCCGGGCATCCCGGCAGCCTATAAAATTTTTATGCTTCAATGTCTTCCATGTAATCCGCTACCATGTCAACGGCTGCCGTATATCTTGCCGTTACGTCGAACTTGTAACCGTAATCCTTGAAGTATTTATTGCTTGCGGCTGTTGCGACATAGTAAAAAAGATCTGCAGCTTTTTCCTTGTCAAAAGTTCCCTTCTGATATTTCTTTTTTAAGTTTTCGATTGCCGGGATGATCGACTGAAAATACAGGCGGCTGTCATTAGTTGCAAACAGTAACAATTCCCTGCTTTCTTCTGTAGGTTTGTAGGTCATGCTTTTTGTGTGCTTCATATCCTTATACCTTCCTTTTTCTTTTCCGGCGGCGCCGGGTGCTTGATTGTTTGCTACCTGATCGACTATCTACCTTCTTTATAAGTTCCGATTGTATCAACCATTCCTTATAATTCGTCGGTTGTGTTGTCGATCGTCGATACAATGATGTATTGTCTCGATCTGATTGCATTATACAATGATGTATTGTAGCATGTCAAGCACTTTTTGAAAAAAATTTTTTAAGCCTGCAAAGCCGCATAAAATCAGGACTTTTGACAGATCGTCAGACAATGCAGCATTGTAAAAACTCAAATAAAAAAAGTAAAGTATGATTGAAAGTCTGCATGATGTATTGTATTATGGAAGCATGGAAACGAAAAACAGTCCTGCAAAGATAAAAGCAAATAACAAATACACAAAAGATCACTACAAGCGATATAGTGTGTATTTACCTATTGAGGAAGCGGAGCGCATGGAAGCGATCAAAGGCAGCAGCAGCGCAAACGGTTTTATATTGGAAGCTGTCCGGGAAAAGATCCGACAGCAGGAAACGCCGGAGATCATCCGTGAACCGTGGACAGATTAAAAACAGAATAACAATATAAAATAAGGCGTGTTAGACCTGAATGGTTGACACGTTTTTTTATTTGCATAGGAAGGAATGAGAGCAGATGAAAAAAAAGAAGGAACTGGAGCCGGGAAAAAAGACACGCTATCAGATGATAATTGACGGAGATGTGGAGCCGGAAGGAAGGGAAAAGGGATATATCAATTTAGAGAAGCGCATTTCCTTCAATATGATGGAGCCGGAAAAAGCAAGGGAGATCAGGCGCAAGGGAGCGGAAGCAATCCACCAGCTGCATGGAGAAAAGAAGACAGCGCAGCAGTCACTGGAAAAGATATTAACGCTCAAAGTTACCGATGAAATATTAAGCGGTGCAGATATAGCGCCGGAGATAGCGGAGCGCCTGCGGAGAGATAACCCGGAAGCAACTTTATATGATTTAATTCAAATCGTCGCAGTTGGTCGTGCTGTTAGTGGAAATATCAAAGCTGCGGAATATATAAGGGATACAGCAGGAGACAAGCCAAAAGATCAGATAGAAGTCACGGGAATTATGACAGATCAGGACAGGGAAATGCTGCAGCAGATCAGCGCACGCCTGCAGAATGCGGAAGCCGTGCAGATCGTGGAAGCGGAGCAGCCGGAGCAGAGAGAGAAAGAAGCAAAGAGAGAGAATATATAGGAATGAATTAGTAATGATGTATTGTATATTATAGGATCTATTCGTAAAATAATTCTTTCACGAATAGATGTAAATGCCTGAAAACGTGTCAACCATGCGGAATGCAGGACTATAGGCAGATCATGCAGGGATCACAAGTTTACATAAGAACGTGGGAAAACAGATCAGGCAGCAGCTGCAGCAGGACAGATATATAGGTCGATCATGATGGAGTGTAAATTTTTATAGAATTGTCTTGTTTTTCCTGCAGATCATCCCGGTAGACTACGATATACCACCCCCCCCAACGGCAGCCGCTCCATCCCTGCAGGGAACCCATGTACTCGCTACCAAATTTTATCCCAAAACAACTCGCTTTAGCACACTAAAGCAAGGAGAAACCATGAGAATATCTGAATTAAATCAATGTTTAGAGCAGATGAGGAAGATCTATAACTACGACGAGAAGGAGACAGCGATCCGTGTAGGCGGTGGAGTGAATAGGAACTGCGTAGAGATAGAGACAGCGGATAAAGGAACTGGAGTAATGATTCATCTAACGACAGCGCCGGAGATACAAGATACATATTGCAATTCCTAATTCTTGCTATTTAGTATCAAAAAACACGGGGGTTATACCTAATTCTTGCTATGGCATTGAAACATAGGGTTAAAAAATCGCCAAAATTTTTTGCTAGCGCAAACAGAAAGGAGAACATCATGAAGACAGTTGCGGAAAAATCAAGGGAGAGGTTAGATAAGGAGTTTGATTCTGCCATAAGAAGGTCGATGGGTTTCTTGGAGCAGTTGAACGACAACAGCAGGACAGAGGAGCAGGATGTTGAGTCTCGTGAGTGGTCTATGTGGTGGACTGGTTACTCAAGGGGCATTTGCGAAGCGGTCAAGATCATACTGAAAGAAGAAATCAGGGAGCAGAAATCACTACAAAAGAAATTCAAAACGCACCTGAAGAATTTTGAGAAGTCTTTCCGGGAAGAAGAGGACATTAACCCTGTTTCACAAAGAGCGCTTCACTTGGCAGAGGTCATAGCAATAAACAGGCGGTGCATTGATGGCATAGAAAAACAGATCAAGTCGCTGACGGAGAAACTTGAGGAATACTAATGGTTCAGGGGATCAAAGCGAATGATTATAACGCCACATATGAGGACGGGATATTTGAGGTCATAAACCGTGGCGAGATATATGAGATCCGGGAGTTAAATTCAGGCACAGCATTCTTTATTGATAAGGGGGCATTTAATGACGAGAAAGGAAGCGAAGAAAGAACTTACGCCTATAAAAGAGATGGAAAAGGACATAAAGTCCGTGGAACTGGAGATAGAGCGACTTATGACGGTAGCCACGAAAATGACAACGGGTTACAGTCCAGTAAACGTAAGTGGTACGCCGGAGAACAGATTAGAGAGCGCCTTAATTCAGGTAGAGGAATACCGGGGTCGTCTGTCAAATCTCTTACTGGAGCAGATCAGGTACAAGAATAGATGCCTTGAGAAAGTCAGAAAAATAGAACCCTTGTCATTGCAGAAGATCCTGATGATGTATTATTTCCAAGACAGGACATTGGAACAGATTTCGGAGATGATAGAGAAGACACCGAGATGGACGTATGAACTATTTTTGTCTGCTCTTGACGAATATGCAAAAATTTCCTAAAAAAATAACTTCACTTCATGTTTATTCATAAAAATATGTGATACAGTCATAGCGTCGAAAAAGGTCAACGTTCGAGTATTCATGATTGGTTCTCCCCAATAAGAGATCGTCGAAAGGCGGTCTCTTTGCATTTTGTATGGCAAAGATAAACGAGCAGGAACTTAATAGGTTATTTGGCATAGGTCGGTACGGATTAGGGAATATCGACTTATTGAACAGACCGCTTTTCAGAAATCTTGACGGATCGGTGTCAACTGTGCGGAGCATGAGTTTCAACGACGGGAACGGCGAGATTTTAGTGCCGACAGTTGCGTACAATCCGCAGAACGGCAAACCCTATGTGATGTCGGATGACGAAGCGATCACAAGATACTACAACACAGGAGAGTATCTCGGAAAGTTTAAGACTGTCGATGCAGCTAATGAGTACGCCGACAGACTTCATAAACAGCAGGAAGCCATATATGCGAGAAGATAAGACCAGTTTATGGATATTAGTCAGAAACAACCGCATGAGTTAAGAGAAATTGAATACACCTACTGCAGGGAACATTTAGAGTATTTCGTAGATACCTATGGTCATATTGAGGACAAGGATGCGGAAACCTTGATTCAGCCGTTTGGACTGTGGGATGAACAGAGAAATGCTTTAAGAGCCTTTAGAGACAACAAATTAAACGTGATCTTAAAAGCAAGACAGTTAGGTATCACATGGTTGGTACTTCACTATGCTTGTTGGAAACTGATAAACCCCGGACGAACAGTCATCGGACTTTCAAGGACAGAGGACGAAGCGCAGGAACTTGTCAGAAGAATGTCTGTGATCCTTGACAACATGAGGTCATTGTTCGCTCCGAAAAACGATCAGCCTATAAATTGGGTTAATGCGACGTGGGAGAACACATCCCTTATTCTAACAATACATTTCCCCGGATTACCTGATTCCGTATTCAAGTGTTTTCCTTCGTCGCCTAACGCAGCTCGATCATTTACTGCTGACCTGATTATATTCGATGAATGGGCGTTTCAGCAGTTTGCCGAGGATATTTGGAAAGCAGGCTTCCCGACGATCAATAGACCGAGTGGCGGTCAGGTCATAGGTTTATCGACCATTGAACGTGGTTCGTTCTTTGAGAAGGTTTATACAGATCCCGATAACGGGTTTAACAAGATATTTATACCTTGGTATGCCGATCCGAGACGGGATAAAGAGTGGTACGAGAATACCAAGCGTACAATGGGCGACATGATAACGCAAGAGTACCCTGCGACAGTCGAAGAAGCCTTGACAGTACCCGGTGGATCATTCTTTCCCGAGGTGAAAAGGGAAACCCACATAGTAAAAGAGGAACTGGAAGGGAAATTGCGTCGGTATGTCGCCCTTGATTATGGTTTGGATATGCTCTCGGCGCATTGGATACAAGTAGATACAAATGGAAATGCACAAGTTTACAGAGAATATGACGCTCCTGACAAAACAATCGGCGCAGCGTGTGATATTTTACAGTCGTTAAGTGACGGAGAGAAAATAGAATACTGGTTAGCACCGTCTGATTTATGGTCAAGGTCACAGGAAACGGGTAAATCGAGGGCGGTTTTGTTCTCCGAGAATGGAATAAACCTCACAAAAACCTCAAGAGACTTCCCGGCAGGCTGTGCGTCCATGAAAGAATGGCTCAAAGTCATTGATGAACACCCCAAATTGACGATTTTAGATGGGTGTGCGCCGAACTTGTATAGATGTTTGCAGAAAATACAAAAGGACAAGAAACGCCCGAATATCTACGCTAAAGACCCACATGATTTAACGCATGACGTTGATTCATTGAGGTCTTTTTGTGTTTGGTGGGTAAGAAGTCCTGAAATCGAGTACGAAAAGATAGAGAAAACGTGTCATAACTCCATTTTAGAGGACATTGAAAACGCATCAGACGAGGATAGAAAGTATCTTTTGGCTAAATACGGAGAACCAGTATGAGGTTGAAAAAGTTTATGGATAAGGCTAAAAAGGCGATCAAACCCACAACAGAGGACAAAAAGAGGGATAAATGGCGTGGCAAGTTAGAGAATGCCCGTATCGCCTACTCAAATACCCTTACGGAGATTGCAAAGTATCAGGCGTTATACGATGGCACAAGAGAGGTCAACGGAAACCCGAATACTGGGATCGCTGCCAAAGATTTGTCTATCAATGTCAGGAATATCATCT